CCGCCCGTCCCCCCCGCAGGGCGTCACGCTGGAGGCCATCGGGTCCCTCACGGACGCCGGCCCGAAGCGCTCTATCTCCAACTCCACCTCGAAGGTGAAGGCGTGGGGCGGCGACGTCATTCTGTCCACCCGCGAGGGTGCCGAGGCGTCGGTCGAGATTCCGGTCGCTGAGTACCTGAACATCACCGGCCACAAGCTCGTCTACGGCGATGCCAATGTCACCAAGACCGGCAAGAACATCAACATCGTCGGCAAGCTCAACGAGATTCCGCCCCACCGCGGAATCGTGGTCGTCGTCAACACCGACGTTGCCAAGGGCACCATCGTCTACGACGACGCTCAGGCTGTCATCGACGGTGACGTCGAGATGAACGGCAAAGACATCATGGCTAACACCCTGAAGCTCGACCTGTTCCCGGTAGACGGCGCGTTCTACCGTGAGTTCTGGGTCAAGAACTGACACACCCAAACACCAACCGAGAGGATCACACAATGACCAAGCCCGCCGCCGGAGCCTTCCTCGTCCCAGGGGCCAAGGCCGACAAGGCTGAGAACCGCTTCGTCTTCCGCATCCCCGGAGAGAAGCAGGACCGGTCTATGCCGCTCCTGAAGCACATCAAGGCGTCGTACCGCCGCCGCCTCTCCGAGGTCTCTCGCCGTCTGAAGGACGAGAACCTCTCCGAGGATGCTCAGGCGCTTGCCCGCCTGGAGGCCGAGTCGATCCAGTTCGAGATCATTGAGGACTGTTGCCCGGGCCTGACTGACGTCGTGTCCAGCGACCAGCTGGAGGCGATCATCACTGCCTGGGGAGAGGCATCCGGTACCTCGGTGGGGGAATCCTCGGCCTCCTGACGGAGGCCTACCGCTATGAGAACGCGGTGAGGTCCGACTTGCTTGGGATGGGGCGGTCACTCGACGACGTGTGGAGTGGCCGCCTCTCCTGGCAAGACCTGCGGGCCTACCTCACCTGCCCACCACCGGGGTCCTGCCTAGCCATCGAGCGCGGCGCCTGGTCCCCCAATGAGCACATGCAGTCGCTCATCGTTCACCTGTTGCGGGTGCTGTCTTGGCAGACCGCCGGCGACAAGCGCGTGGACCCGCCCGAGTATATGCCCGTGACCAGCCTGATCCGCCCGCCCGAGGAAGACACCGCCACGCCGTATGGCGAGGGAACATCAATCGACGAGATGCGCCGCATCCTGAACCTTCCGGAGGACACCGATGGCTGACGGGCCCAAGCTCGCAACCGCGTACTACGAGCTCATCGCGGCCGCCCCGGGGGCGGAGAAGCAGATCGCAGACATCGTGCTCCCGCCGGCCAAGAAGGCTGGGGAGGAGGCAGGGGCCGCCGCAGGAGACGCCATCGGGGCGGGCGGCGCCGACGGTGGCTCCAAGTTCGGCAGTGAGTTCGGGTCCAGCCTCAAGGGGGCCATCAACCCGGCCCTGATTGCCGCAGCCCTGGGCGCCGCCGCGCTCGGCGTAGGCAAGGCGCTCTACGACATCGGCGAAGAGTTCGACCATATGTCGGACACGATTCGCGTGGGAACCGGCGCCACTGGTGCCGCCCTGAAGGGGCTGGAGAAGAGCGCCCAGAAAGTAGCCACGACGGTGCCCACGACGTTCCAGGACGCGGGCACTACGGTCGCAGACCTGAACACCCGGCTCGGGCTGACAGGCACCGAGCTGGAGACCGTGGCATCCCAGGTCATCGCGGCCGGAGACCTGTTTGGCGAGAAGCTCGACGTCAGCAAGCTCTCCACGTCGTTCCAGGCATTCAACGTCCCGTTGGACCAGACGTCCGAGATGATGGACCGACTCTTCCAGGTCAGCCAGGCCACCGGCGTTGGCATGAACGATCTCGCCACCGAGACGGCCAAGGCGGCCCCCACGGTGCAGCAGCTCGGTTTCACCTTCGAGGACACGGTGTCCCTCATCGGGTCCCTGGACAAGGCAGGGCTGAGCACGGAGAAGACTCTCAGCTCCATGACCCAGGGACTCGTCAACCTGGCTAAGGGCGGCGAGGCCCCGAAGGATGCGTTCAACCGCACCGTGGGGGAGATTCAGAACTTCCTCGCTGCGGGGAATGAGGCCGCGGCACTCACCACAGCGGGGAAGATTTTCGGCACGGAAGGTGCTCCGCAGTTCCTGGCTGCACTCAAGTCCGGGACCTTTGACCTGAACACGCTCCAGCAGTCGATCGGTGCCACGGGGGACACCATCCTCAAGGCCCAGGAGGACACCCTGGACGGGCCGGAGAAGTTCCAGATCGCGGTGAACAAGGTCAAGCTCGCGCTTGAGCCTTTGGCTACCACGGTGTTCGACAAGGTGGCGGAGGCGCTTACCTGGTTGACGCCCAAGCTGGACTCCTTCGTCGCATGGGCCAAGGAGAACCCCGCACTCATCCAGGGCATTGCCATTGCCGTCGGGGTACTGGCCGCGGCGCTCCTCGTCGCCGCAGCGGCGCAGTGGGTGATGAACAGCGCCCTGCTGGCGTCCCCGATCACGTGGATCATCGTCGGCATCGGGTTGATCATCGCGGCCATCGTGCTCCTCATCGTCAAGTGGGACGAGGTATGGCCCGTGCTCGTGGGTGCCTGGGACACCATCGTGGACGCCTGGAATGCTGCCTGGGGGTGGATCAAGGGCTTCTTCTCGGGGCTGTGGGAGAGCATCACCACGTTCGTCGCCGGTATCCCGGAGGCGATCTCCAACTTCCTGTCCGGGGCCGGGGACTCCATCTCTGGCTTCTTCTCGGGGCTGTGGGATAGCATCACCACGTTCGTCGCCGGCATCCCGGGGGCGATCTCTGGCTTCCTGGCAGGCGCCTGGGATACCATCTCGGCGTTCTTCACCTGGATGCTGGAGGGCCTGGTCAACTTCATCACCGGCATCCCGGACATGATTATGAACGGGCTGGGAACCATCTGGGACTTGCTCGGCCAGACATGGGCCGCGGCCTGGGAAGCCATTAAGGATATTCTCTACTGGGCGCTCGTCGGAATCCTGTTCGTCCTGATTGGTATTCCGCAGATCGCGTGGAAGTTCCTCACTGAGCTGTGGAACGACCTCCCGGCCATCTGGGCTGCAATCTGGAACGGCATCACGACGTTCTTCTCCAACGTGTGGAACGGACTGGTGAACATGGTCTTAACCATCGGGTCCACCGTAGTCAACTTCGCCGTGGGCATGTGGAATGCCATCCCCGTAATCTGGAACGCGATCTGGAACGGCATCACGACGTTCTTCTCCAACGTGTGGAACGGACTGGTGAACATGGTCAAGTCCATCGGGTCCTCGGCCGTCAACTTCGCCGTGAGCATGTGGAATGCCATCCCCGGAATCTGGAGCGCGATCTGGAACGGCATCACAACGTTCTTCTCCAACGTGTGGAACGGGCTCCTCTCCACGGTCCTCGGTGTCGGGGCAGCCATCGTCGGATTCCTGGTGGCGATCTGGAATGCCATCCCCGGGGTCTGGAACGCGGCGTGGAACGGGCTCAAGTCCTTGGTGTCCAGCGCCATGACTGGGATGTGGAACGGGGCCAAGGAGATCGGGTCGAACATGCTCGACTGGTTCCGCAACCTGCCCCAGAACATCATCAACCTGTTCTCCAACGCAGGCTCGTGGCTCGTCAACGCGGGAAAGAACATCATCAACGGGTTCCTGAACGGGCTGAAGTCCGCGTTCACCCAGGTTCAGGACTGGGTTGGGGGAATCGGCAACTGGATCGCCGAGCACAAGGGCCCCCGTGCCTACGACCTGCGGCTGCTGGTCCCCGCCGGTGGCTGGATCATGGACGGTCTTCAGACCGGTCTGCGGGGCGCCATGCCCGAGCTCGAGCGGACCATGCGGGATATCACCGACGGAATCAGGGTTGGTTTCGAGGACCCGGCCGCGCGAACGGCCTGGAAGGTCAGCCGAGGTTTCAACCCCGACGTTGAGCTCGGCGCGGCGGCGCCCAGCGGTGTTCAGCCCACGATCAACATCACGAACAACTACCCGCAGAAGCAGGAGGACTGGAAGACTCGGAACGACGTCGCGCAGGGCATCGCCCTGGCCCTGTCCTAATAGACTGGGGTCATGCCCAACGACACGTACTCAAGTGGCGGCGGCCCGCTGGATGACCCGGCGGGACGCTGGCGACTCACGGCGAAGACCGAGCTCCCCCAATGGGGGTCGATGGTCTCGCCCAGCGTCAAGGTACCCCGCTACGACGGTGTGCTCGCCCTGGCCCCGATGGCGGCCGGCGTGTCCACGGTGAAGCTGGAGCTGCTCATCCTCGCCGCCCACCAGACTGCCGGGCTGCGTACCCTGCGCCGCATCACGGGTGCTCGGTCGCTGCACACCATGGGCTGGACCCGCCGCGACGGTGAGGAGCTGGAGGCGCTGGTGCGCGTGTCGAGCTCGGTCGCCGCCAAGCCCAAGGGTGTCGATGGTGACCTCCTGGTCTCCTTCACCGTCGAGGCGGTCGCCGGCGAGTGGCTCCGCAAGACCCCCGAGCGCGTCGATGCAGTGACGAACGGCCGCAAGTCCTTCCCGATCATCTCTGGCCGGGACGCTCTCGCAACCCACATCGCAGTGAAGGCGGACACCGACGGCGGAACGGTCGTGGTCCGCGACGTGATTGGCGACTCGTCCCTGAGCGTCGGCCGCGTGCCGAGCCAGCAGTGGCTCGTCATTGACACTGAGGGGTGGAGCGTGCGGTCCGTGCCAGCCGGGCGCGAGCTGACTGCTGGGGTGGATGACCCCACCACCATGCCGGTGTATCAGCGCGCCACCCCCACACTGTCGATCTCTCCCGGTGGTTTCCGACTCATGCAGCGAGAGAACGGCGACGGGGTCGTTGAGGTCAACGGCGGGACCGCGATCCTTTGGTGGAAGGGGGCGTACTGATGGCGATAACCGGGAGTCCGAAGATGATGCTGCGCGCCGTTGCCTACGGCGCCTACGGTGGGGACCGCATTGGGGTGCTGCACCACGCGACGAATATCAGCCTGACCACCTCCATCTCGGGGGTCCCGACGCTGAAGCTCACTCACACTGAGGAGCCGAACCTGGCGCTGGAGGAGGAGAACGAGGTCGCCGTCGAGGTGACCTTCGACGGGGGACGAACCTGGTCCGAGCCTGCCGGCGGACGGTTCCTCGTCCGCAAGGCCACGTGGAATCTCCTGTCCGACGGCACGAAGTCCCGCACCATCGACTGCGTGCACATCAGCGCGCGGCTGAAGCAGGCCCTCGTGTGGGAGGAGAACTTCCGGCTGCGCAAGGACCCCAACAAGCCCGCGCAGGGGAACTCCACCACGGACGTCCCCGCGGACCTAGTGATCCAGACCTGGCTGAAGGCCCAGGATCGTGGGTGGGGGCGCGGGCTCACCTTCAAGGGGGCCCCCGCGGCCGACGCCAACGGCAACGCCTGGACCAAGTACCCGTCTGTCAAGGGGATGGAGGTGAAGTGGACCTCAACCCTCTGGGCCTTGCTCGAGAGCTTCCAGAAGATCGGGGCACTTCAGCCCCGGTGGGAGGGTCGGCAACTCGTCCTGGTGCCCCCAGTCAACAAGCCGCTGGAGTCACTGCACCCGAAGCGCTGGCCGGCGGGCCGGTCCAGCGGAGGAACCAACTCCCTGTCGTGGGCCGACATCGCTACTGCGGTTCACGTCCTCGGTAAGGACGGCGCGCGGTTCAAGGTGCAGGTCCCGACCGATCCGGACTTCGACCCACGCGAGGGTCGGGAGATTTCCCTGGAGGCCAACTGGGTTGAGACTCAGAGCGACGCCGCGACGGCCGCTCAGGAGGCGCTCCTGGAGCGATCCCGGCCGAAGGAGGAAATCGTCAGGGACTGGCAGGCGGATCAGCCCGGGTGCTTCCTGCCCTGGGTCGACTACAACGTCGGGGACTGGTTCTGGGTCGAGCACGCCGCAGGCCGGGACCAGTGGCTCCGTGTCAGTCAGATTCAGGTTGACTACGCGGAGGGCCAGTGCTCCGGCTCGACGATCTTCGGGACCATGATCGCCAACGCGCAGACGCGGCTCGCGCAGGAGGTTGCAGCGTCGAAGCTCTCGACCGGCACCGCCGCAGCGTCAACGGCGGAGCCTGTCCGATCCCGGTCGTCTCAGGCCAAGGTCGCGCAGACGCCGGCCGTGATCCGGTCCAACACGCTGGAGGTGAAGGGCACGGTCACGGACACGGGGTCGGGGCTCGAGACCCTGGTGGAGATGGCATGGCCCGCGCCGAAGCTCGACGTCAATGGGGTCGAGCTGAAGGACAAGATCGTCGAGTACCGCGTGCGCATCGCCCGCGTGCGCAACTTCGAGGTGAACGGGACCAAGGAGTGGCTCGAGGAGACTCAGCTCGTCACCACGGCGAACAAGGTCGCGTGGGGGAGCGCCGAGCTCGGCGTCCGGTATCTGTTCTGGGTTCAGGCTCGGACCGACAAGCGCATCCCGAGCGACTGGGACGAGTCCGGCCAGATGCTCCGGCTGGAGTGGACTCAGCCTCCGACGCCCGAGGCATCCCGGCCGATGGTTCTGTCTCAGATGGGCGTCGCCACGATCCGGTTCAACGGCACGACGGCGAACCGTCAGCCTGCCCCGTGGTGGGCGAACCGGTGGCAGGTGTCTATCCACCTCGCCGGCGAGTCTGAGCCACCCAATGGCTGGAAGGCGACGGGCAGCATCTATGACAAGAGCGTCACTGAGGCGCAGGCGGCGCTGGACCCGGGACAGAAGTACAACTTCCGCGTGCGCCTACTTGCTCAGGACGGGAAGCCCGGCCCGTGGTCGCGGCCGTTCCCGCACACGGTGGCCTCGGCGATTGACACCGAGGCGCTGGTGAAGAAGCTGACCGGCTCGCAGCAGCTCATCGACGGCGCCAAGGCCGCTATCGACAAGGACCTGCGGGCGATCCGCGAGGCGCAGGAGCGCCTGGCTGGGGCGATGTGGGGCGGGCAGCTCCCGCCTGACGAGGGCACCCCGGGTGAGTCGCTGTGGCTCGACTCATTCGGAGACGTCTACCGGATGAAGTCGCACTACTGACCAGTACGCTTGTATCACCTACTGACGGGAGGAACTATGACCAACGCTGCGGTGACCGACGTCCTGTGGTCCCCCAACTACTCCAGCGGGCGCCCCTTCGGCGACCCCGACTCCATCACGATCCACCACTGGGGCGTCGATGGGCAGTCTCACCAGAACGTGGTGAACTACCTGTGCCGTGACGACGGCGACTCCTCGGCCCACTACGTCGCCTCGGCCGGCCGCGTGACTCAGCTGGTCCACGACTACGACCGCGCCTGGCACGCCGGCCCCGGCGGAAACCCCCGCTCCATCGGCATCGAGTGCCGGCCGGAGATGACCGACGGCGACGTGGCGACCGTGATCGGCCTGATCCAGGCCATCCGCGCCGAGCACGGCCCGCTCCCCATCGTGGGCCACCGCGACTGGATGAGCACGGACTGCCCCGGCCGCTGGTACTCGCACCTGTCCGAGCTGTCTGACGGCTCGGGCTTTGGGGCTGTGTCGTCCCCGGCGCCGGTGGTGGACGTGAATCCCTACACGGGCAAGTGGAACAAGTCCGATGGACAGGGCGAGCTCCGGTGCACCGGTGTCTTCGGCATGGCGACCATCGGCCGGCTTCAGCAGGTCATGGGGACCACCATCGATGGTGTGCTCGACGAGGACGGCTCCCCCGCCGTCGAGCGGTTCCAGGCGTTCCTCAACTCGGTTGTTCCGGCGGACACTCAGATCGCGCTGAACGGCACCCCGGCGCTGGAGACCGACGGCATCCTCGGCCCCAACACCTGGCGGACCTTCCAGTACCTCGTGATCGCCTGGCACAAGGAGTACCTGCCCGCCGGCTGGGACTTCGCCGACTGGGTTGACGGAGAGGCCGGCACCGCCACGATCGGGGCGCTCCAGCGGGCGCTGAACAACTCCAAGTCGGGCACCGGCAAGCTCTGGTGACCCGGTAGCCTGTCTGTATGGCTGATACAGACAACGCACTCGAAGCGCCGCCCGCCATCGAGGTGGGCGGCGCTTCCGCGCCCTCGCAGATCACGATCAACATCGGCGGCGCCTCCGCCCCCCCCGCCCCCCCCCAGACGGGGGGGCCCAGCG